AGCTCCAGCTTTGGCCCCGGCTGCAGTGGCGCGTTTCTCGGTTGCAGCCATGGCAGCCATGAGTTGATCCTTACTTACCCAATCTTGGCCGAGGAATTGCGTGGTTTCAAAATTCATCGCAAGCACTGTGCCGCCATCGCCACCGGCAGCGGCAGCGCCTGCCATCCCATCACTACTGTTGCCGCTGGCATCAAACCGTGGGTAACGATCCAATGCACCCGCAGCATCCAACTTGACGGGTATTGAACGGCCATCAGGCAATGGCACATACGCCTCCGGCGTGCGGCCCTCGCCATACATCGCCAGCTGTGGGCTATTGGCAATTCCGCCGCTTGCATAACGCCGAAGTGGCACCGGGCCTGCTGAAGTCATGATGCCGCCGTTGGCGGCAAAAAAGGTAGGCAGGCTGGTAACTGGACTCATTGCGCTGCCGAGGCTTCCGACCGCTCCACCAGAGCCGCTGCCGGCGCCGCCAAGCGAAAACCCGGCGCCAAGGATGGGTAGCGCCGCTGGAATCAACGACTGCAGAAAGTTGCCAATGCCCTTGGTCGCTGGCGCAACAACTGACATTTGCAATAACTGCTTGGCAATATCCTTTAGTACGCCAGAACCAATCTCCCTAAGGCTGTCGCCCCAGTTCTTGGTGCCGCTAAGCAATGAATCAATTGCTTGGGTCATGCCGTTGCCTATGGTGTCGGCAACGCTTTTTGCTAGCTCCTGCAGCTTTTGATGTTGCTCGGTGGCGCGTGCCAATGCTTCGGCTTCAGCCATAATCCCTTCTATGATTTGCGGCTGCAGGCTCAGGCGAGTGCTGACAGCAAGCAATAAGCCTTCATATGTTGCTTTATCTTTTTTGGTCAAATTGCCAGACGCTAGCAATCCAACATACATAGCTTGATCTGTTTTAAGTTTTTCAGCTTCAACTTTCGCCATGCGTTCAAGATCTACTCTTTGCTTGGCTAATTCAGGGCTCAAGCCACCTTTCATCAATTGCGTCAACCGCGCATAATCACCAAGCTGGTCTTTAGCTGATTTTGCTTGAACATCAACATCTCTTGTGATTTCGGATAAATTACGGCTATACAAAGCACTAGTTCTAGTCTTATTTTCCTCTGTTTGATCCTTAGCTAGATTTGCGCCAGCTTTTGATAGCCTTGTAGCCTGCGCATTGCTGCGGGACATGATGGCTGAGCTGGCAAAGTTGGCAGGTCGAGAATCAACCTGGGCAATTGATTGCTGGGAAACGATAGGCTTTTCCTTTTCAAAGGTGCCGTGAATTATTCTATAAATCTTGCCGCCTGCCATAAATACTGCTACATCGCCATATGAGCTCTTACTGTTGCCAACCCATTCAGCGCCACCTTTTAACGTAAGTGCAGCACGGCGACCAAACGCATAGTCCCAAGCAGTGTGGGTTCGGATTCCTCCATCTCTTGATGCCCCATACTGACCACCATCAACGCCATCAACGGTAAGGCCGGAACTCAAAGGGCTGCCGTTAACGCTTACATATTGGTCAAGGGAATTACGGGGAAAATAGCTATTATCAGTTCGCTTTATATCAAAATGAGGCCCATATGAGCCGGGGCCTTTGGGTCCAAATCCGCCTTGAATATACCTACCAGCACCAGCCATATTGCTAGCCGCAGGATTTACGGTGACACCAGTATCTGAACTTTGACCATTTAAAATATTGGCAGCCTTGCGTGCTCCCTTTTCCATAAGTTCGGCAAGCTTACTGCCAGCGTTTTCTATGATGTCTGCAGTGCTTCGCGCATAGCCTTGATTAATTTTTCCAATACTATCTGCAGTTTGAAGCTTAAACTCCTCAATCGAAAGCTCAAGCGCTCGCTTCCTGTCAGCGGCTGAATCTTGAATTTGTATATTCTTTTCAGAAAACTGTCGCTGAATATCATTTAGCTTCTGCTGTTCATCAATGCCTGCGGTGCTAAGTCCAAGCCCAGCCAACCGCCGCCGTTCGGCCTCAAGCGCAAAATCTTGCTCATATTCAACAGAGCGGCGTCGTGCTTCAGCCGACTGCCTTTCAAGCTGTAATCTTTGTTCGCCAAGCTGGCGCTCAAATACAGTAACACGTTTTACAGTTTGCTCCCTTAAGTCAGCAAGCTGTTCTTCTCTTTTCTTTGCCGCATCAGCTAATTTATATTCGGCATCTTGGCGAATTTTTAGTTCTTTTTCAAATGTGCTATCGCCGTTGCCTTTGGGCTTATCCCAATTGCTTGTGAGACTTGGGCGTTCAGTGCCATTGGCAGGGCCATATTTTGGACCGTTGGCCATATCAATTTCAGATATTCTTTTTTGCACAAACGCTTGATATTTTGGATCAAGCGCTCGCCTTGGGTCAAATACAGGATTATACCCAAATTTTTGGTTGGCTTCACCTAAGGCTTGCAGTCTTGCATTGATTGAAATAGCTCTTAGCGCAGCATCAGCCATGTTTGCTAATTTTGTTGTAATATCTTGTATCCCTGCGCCAACTGGCTTAAAGAAATTTCCAAAATCTTTTTTCAATTTATCAAGCGCAACTGTCATCCGTGCGCCAGCTTCTTCAGTAGAACTTGCTAGTTTTTTTGCCATTGGTTCATATTGCTTATCAAGCGCTGCCACAAACTTCATCAAATCAGCAAGCCCAACGGTGCCATCTTGCAAATCCTTTGATAGCTGGGGTAATGTCCGCCCGGTAGCCTTGGCAAATAGAGTTACGGCGCCAGGAAGGCGTTCCCCAAGTTGGCCTTGCAGTTCTTCTGCTGATACCTTGCCCTTGCTAAATACCTGTGACATTGCAAGCAATGCGCTTTGCACATCTTCTGCGCTGCCGCCTGTTGCCTTAATAGCGCTGCTAACGCCACGATACACAAGCTCAGTATCAGTTACATTGCCGCCAGCACCCTTAACTGCAGCAGCAAGCCTGGTCATAGATTGCGTAGCTTCTAACGTCGGGACATTAAAATCATTACTAGCAGATGCAATAACCTGCTGCGCTTGCGCATACTCAGCAGCACTTCCAGCAACACCACGCAAGGCAATATTTAACTTGCTTAATTCGGCGGCATAGCTTGCTGCGTCACTAATTGATTGCCGCATCATCCCAACCTGAGCCCCTATCGCACCGCCGGCCATTGCGCCTTCAGGACCAAAAAATGCACCTGCGCTAGCGCCTATCAAGCCTTCAGGGCCGCCAAATACGCCAGATGCTGCTACGGTGCCTGCAGTTTGAGCAAAGCGCTTCAAGCGACCGCCACCTCCAAGCTGTGTTTTTTCTAGCTTCCGATCAATTGCTGTAAGTTCTTTATTTACTTCACGCAATTCAGCGGGCGTTAACGCAACAGCATTTTTTAGCTGCTCCCATGATGCGCGTTGATGATTAAGGCTATTAATGCTGCCGTCTGATGCTTGCGTTGCAGCCCTTATGCTTTGCGCTACTTCCTTATAGCTACCGCCCATTGTTTGAGATAGGTTTGTAATTTTACTTAAGCCAATATCATTTATTGATTGCTGCAACTGGCTGGCCTCTCGCATTGCCGGCTCAATAACTATTGGCGCAGCTGGAACAGCATTTTTGCGTCGATTACGCTCAATTGATTTATTAATTGCCTCCTGCTGATCAAGCGAATTTGTAATTGCAAAAGGATCTTGCGAAAAGGATGCAAATCCAGATGGGACATTATTTGCAGCATTTCGCCGTGCATTGATCTCTGCTCTTGCAGCAGCAACCCGTAAATCTTTTAACTTAGCAATTTGCTGCTCAAGTATGGATACTTGTTTTTTGTATTCCGCTGCTTCCTTATCATTGAAATCTTTTAGCAGCCTTAGCGCTTCTTCATCATGATTAACGCTTACAATGTCACGTGCCAAGCCAACTCTTCTTGCGCCACCCCTGACTGCAGGCAGCGATGAATCGCCGTATGGCAACGCTAGCGGCGCAGCACGCATCTCAACTTTTTGGGCTTCAATCTCGGCAAGCATCTTTCTGTATGCCAGTCGATCACCCGCAGAGCCCGAACCACGCGCAATCATTGCGCCAGTCTCTGGGTCACGAACACCAGCACGGCCAGGCGCCGCTGGTGAAGCAGCAGTAATATCAGCTAGCTTTTTCGCTCGCCTGGCTGCGCCTTCAAGTGCAATACCTTCAGCATTAAGCTCATCAGTTAATGTACGCAGTGACCGTGCTTGCTGCGTATTTAAGCTTGCGATCTCACGGGAGATCTCGACATATCGCTGGCCACCAACGTTTACATTTGATAGTTCATGCGATAGCTCGCTCAGTCGCTGCTGATAACCTGCGGTCGTCTGTGGCAGCTCAGGCAGCCTTTCAGCCGAGCCATACCCTCTTGTTAGAGTCCCATCGTTGTAGGCAGCAGCTGTGGCAATAGCTTGAGTACGACCCTGCCGGCGGCTTGCTACGGTTTCAAGCTCAGTAATCCTTTGAAGTACACGCGCATATTCTTCGCTGTTAAACTTAAGATCATTTAGCTTATTCTTTAAATTTGCAACATTAGCATCAAGACCTTTTCCGCTTCCTGATACAGCGGAATTAAGTGCTCGTGCCAATTCCTGCGTTGCACTGGCAGCCTTTTTGCTGCCTTCTGTAATCTCAGCCAGATCACCCTTTAGACCTTTCAGATCATTGCCAAGCTGCCGATACAACGGGCTGGTGCCAGCCACATGGGTCTGCAGATCGCGCAACGCTGTAATCTGACCCTGTATTAATTTCTCAGTTACAAGATTTGTCTGCCCAAGCTGCAGGATTTCAGACCTAGCTTGCTCCAGATTTACGGATAACGGAGGCAGCGATTGCTGCAGGCTGTTTAAGCTCTTGCTAAATTTATCTAAATCCTGCGTATTGGCATTTGCTTCAAAATTGAAGCGAATAGTCCTAGGAGATCCTGCCATTGTTCAGCTCCTCCAATGCTGCCATTTCCATGACCTGCAAACCTTCAAGCATTGCTACTTGGTCGTTCACTGCGTAGAGATCAAGAAACCACTTAAGTACATTGTAGTCAAGCCCTTGGTAGCCAGCCATCGTTGTCCGCCATTGCGTTTGCATTCGGCAAAACATCATTACCGTATCCCAATTCTCATCCCATACTTCAAAAATATCTGGTTCCTTGGTGTCGCCAGCAAAAACAACACCAAGGCCTTTGCCATCTTCTTTTGCCTGTTCATCATCCTTGGATGAACTAGAAGCCGCCCAATGTTTGGCGGCCCCTTCTAGTTTTTTGCTTGCGCTCCGCTGGTGGCTTCGATGATTGCCTCGACTACCCCACGGATAAATCCTTGCTCTTGCAGCTCATCGTCCAATGCTGCAGCCGAAAACTCAATCGGCAACCCATCTGATCCATTCACCCCATCCCAGCCAACCAGCACAGCACGTACAAGGTCTAGATCGCCTTTTGCAATCCATTCGTTTAATTGATCACGACGCAAGCGCTTGAGCTTGCCCGTGAATGTTTGACTGTGCTGGATGCCGCCATCAGACGGCGATGTCACCTTAATAGGCCAGGTGAACGATTCGGTGCGAACGCGAGTGTAGGACATTAGAAAGAATTAGGTCAGAACAATGGAAACTTCATCGTTGCCAGACGTAGAAGGAACTGCTACGTAAGGAATGTTAAGCATTGTGATACCATCAGACTCGCCATAGGCGGGCTGGGTAATATCAGCATAGGGAACAGTCAGGGTGACAATATTGCCAGCAGTGGTGCCATGCTGAAACGTCAGGTTACCAGTGGTGCCGTCAGTAAGGGCAGCGGTGAAGTAATCCTTGGTTCCAATTGCTACTGCTTCAATGCTTACATTCCCGGCGACCTTGCGATCAGTGGGTAACGCTTGTTTTGTACCACCAATTAATTCGCGGTAAACAATAGAGTTACCCATGTCAAGCGACACAGACTGCAAAGCACCGGAATATGAGAAAAACTGGAATGCAGAGGTATTGTCAACCCTGAACACAAGCGGTGATGCTTGGTTAGCGTAGGTTGGCGAAATCAATGCAGTATCAGTTGGAGCGTTGTAAATACCTGTAAAATTAAACTGCAGCTCAGGGATTTGGCCCAGGTCGGCCTTCATGCTGACAGTGCCGCGAGCGCCGGTTACCTTGTGAAGCAATCCATCTATGTTGTAATAAATAGTGACACTGCTAAAACTTGAGCTGACAGGTGCATATGTAACGCTAACGCCAGCAGATACAGTTTCGCTCAATGCACAAGCCTTTAGCGCATCGCCATAGCGAGGAGCGGTGCCAGCGGTGCCTGATCCAGCAAGTTCAACGGTAAATTGGCACTGCACCATCTTCTGCGCTAGCAGCATCGGGCTATTGCCGAAGTATGGGCGGATAAGGTCCCGGCTGACCATATTGCCGCCCAAAGGAGTAATATCCAAGTTTTTTACTTGGATGCAATTGGAAGCGCCAGGGGTGGGATCGGTGCCATAGGTGGCCTCAGCCTTAACGGCAAGAACCGTTTTTCTACGCAGCATTACCATTGGTCTTCACCTCCAGAGGGGCATCAGAATGGGCAGGTTGCTCATCAACAACGGCTAGTGGCTGGTCGGCGTCCAATGTGCGCGATCCGGGGACAAGTTTGCGCTTGTCGCTCTTGGAATCCAGCAGGTAAGTCCCACCTTCTCCCGCAAATTCATCAATAGCCATGCCGTGTGGATGTGATCCTTCCCTAATGCTAAGGAGCGGAAATATTGGCAACCGATGTGCGATAACGCACCTTGAACTCAGTTACCATCCATCCAGCTGCTTGATCACCTTCCTCGATCTGTGGTGTTCTTTTGATTGGATATATATCAAAGGCCAAGCCGCCAATAGTCCGATCTGCCATTAGCTTGCTATGCACATCAACTTCAATTGGATCCGCAAGGCTGTCTGGCGCTATGCCTCGCACATATACAGCAATAGCAACCATCAGCTCTTGATCAAGCACCCCAAATGAGCTGCCACCGCCATTTTCAGGATCAACACTTTTATCAACACCTGGCGCCACCACGATTGCTGGCGCTTCGTCACGGCTTAATGCTTCTACCCTGCTCCGCCAAATTCTGCTGCCCACAAGCGTTGTGCCAGCAAGCGTTGTAACTATCGCTTGCAGAATTTGTTCTCGCCTTGATGCTGTCATGCTTTTTGCAGCGATACCATACAAAACAATCCATCGTCTAGGCGCATTGGTTGATGCTGCACCGTATAATTCACGCCATTAACGATCACTGCATCGCCATACTTCAAGTTACCAAACAAACTTGAAATGCACGTAAGCGAATACTCAACACTAATAATTTGCCCGCCAAGCACGATCTCGCTGTTTTGGTCTAAAACACCAATGCCAGAAACGGCCCCAGCAGTAACGCTGAGGCCGAAATCTTGCAGAAACAGATTTGCGTCTGCTTCAATCATCAAACGTACTTTTTAGTGCCAACAGCATTAACGGAAAATGTAAAGCTAGGGCTAGTACCAGAAATTGTGTAGGCAGCCTTGAGGTAACGTTTGGCGTCATCCTTGCTGATCGCTAGCTTCTGTTGTGAAGCAGTGCCGGTAACCTGCGTGAATGCAGCGCCACTGATGGCGGTGTATGTGCCGCCTGAGGTGTCAGAAGCGGTAATGGTTACGTCAAGGGTAGGTGTAGTGCCGGTGCCAGCAGCTGAATCAAGCACAAGCAGCAAGTCACCGTCGTAATCAAATACATCCACAGCTGAACCAACGCCAGTGGTGGTACGAGCAGCAGTAGGGTGGCAGTTGGCGAGCTGAAGGCGCTCCAGGTTGCGCTGTTGAATCGTCATTGATTAATTCTCCTTGGTGGTAGAAATAGGTTTGCGTGTTTTAGGCGCCGGGCACACAAGCGGCTCGGCTTCTATTGGGCCATCGACCTGATGGCATTTACGGGCATCAATCAGCAGGCTTGCCTCTGATTCGTACAAGTCCAACCTCTCCCCGCTCTTGCGAGGAGTGCCGGCAACCATCACATCATAATCAAGTTCAATCCACATGATCAGCTAGCGCCAAAGGCAAATGCACCGGGATAGCGCACAGCAAAGTCAAGATCTTGGAATGCAACGATCCGAACGCTGCCCTTGGTGCTCAGTGAATAAGGATCCACCGTTACATCAAGGCCGCTCCAGAACCCAAACACAGCATTTTCAAATGAACCGAAGAATGTGTTTGAACCAATCAGCTGGTTGCTAACAACAGCTTCATAGCCGTTGATAGTGTTGTCGCTGCCGTATACAAACTCGGGGAAGGTAGACCCGATCTTAGGTTGTTGCTTGAGCGAACCACGGGCATAAGCAGACACCAGATAGCGCTGGGAGCCAATGTCAAGGTTGTTAGCCGCAACAGAGGTTTCCAGGTCGATGTACTGGGCGTAGGTGCCGAAGTCGTAGCTGGTGCTATTGATAGTTTTAGTAACGCCACCGGTCAAGGTGACAGAACCAATGCCAGTGATGTTCTTCAGGCCAAGGGGTTGGCTAGCAGAACCACTACCGTAAAGACCAACGCGATCAGCTTCCAGCGCAACTGAGGTAGCGAGGTCGCTACGGATCAAGCTTTCAGCGTCAAGGCTGGATTGGATCATCAACCGGCGGGTGATGTCCACATAAGCGCCGATGCTCTTGGGAGTCATGGCGATTTGACCAAGCGCCATTTGCGTTTCGGTGGCGGCAACCGATTCGCCAAGCCAATAAGCTTGCGTAACGCTTGTTTTCCGAGGGATGTCAACGTTGCCTTGCAGTCCGCCCAGCACAGTGGCGTAAGGCAGGATTGCAGAGCGGTTACGGACCAGATCAATAAAGCTTCCGGTCAGCAACGTCGTGGACACGCCATAGCCACCAGCGCTACCAGTGCCAACATTTTGATCACGAGTAAGCACTTCATTGGGGATCAAAATACCCTTGGCTGAGCGGCCATACTTGGATTCGGCGGCACGTGAGGCGGCCAACTCAAGACCAGCGGCCTCGCGGGCAGCGCGGTCGGCAGGATCAGCCAAGTGACGGGCAATGCGCATGAAGCTGAATTGGCGGATTTCCTTATCGGAAAGGCCAACCTCATCACCAGAGGCCGTATGGGACAGACCGGTAAATTCTTCCTTCCTGGCGCCAATAGCATTCAACACAGCTTCACGGGCTTGCTCAATTGAGCGGCCATCAGAAATCAGCTTTTGGCCAAGTTCTTTTACGCCATGATGATCGGCTAGTGCTGAAATAGTGGTGATGCGTTCCCGTTCGGCGGATCGCACATCATCCAGGTTCTGGTTGTGTTCAGTCATCGCAGAGATAGAGACAGTGTTTGATCCGCGGATAGCAGAATCGTCACTACTAATGCTAAGGAGAGCATTTATTGGAGTTTCAGCAGCAGAACGTGATTGGCCAACGGAAATATCTGCTGGGATTGGAACACTGCTAATCTCCAGCGGAGTCCAGCGGCGTACAAGCATCACGCCATCGACCTCAACCACATCGTCTATTGAGTACATAAACGACACGCTTGGAATAATTCCTGCTTCAATGTCAGTTCGTCGTTTTGCCTCTTCGCTGCCAGCTGCCTTTGTATTTGGGCTCCAGCGCACCTCGCAATACCCTCTGCCGTCAGCCCCTTGCCATGCACGCTCAACCTTGCCCAGTACAACTTCAGAGTTATGGTTCCATAGGTAAGGCGCTGCATTGCCGTTTAGCCGGCTGAAATCTGGAGCCGATGGATCATGGCTAAGAACTTCGGTCCCAAACCACCGCTCAACCGGTTGCTCGCTTGAAAAGCTAAACCTGTAAAGTTCAGGATCACCACTGGCTTCCGCCCTAGCGTCAAATGCCGCACGTTTCATCGACCGCAGCTCAGCAGCTCGGCTGCTGCTAATGACCACATTGATATTTACTTCTGGGCCATTGCCTTTCATTGTTTCTTCTCCCTCTTCCTCGGCCAAGTCCTCAGCTACATCAAGGCTGGGGTCCATAGGCTCAACCATCATGTCTGACGCATCATCATTTTCGCCAGGCGCCTTCATCACTGCCGGTTTTTGCGGCATGTATCCGTTCATCCGCTCAGCTTGAACACCCGAGTTATCGCTGGGTTCAGCTTTGCTGGCTTGTGTTTGTTGAGTCATTGCCAGGTGTTTGTGGTCCTCCACCTGATGCTATTGATGACTGATTAGCCTTCTGGTCAATTACCAAGGGCAAGCCAAGACTATCTTTTATTTCGTTTTCATGAGCAATTTGCGCCATTACAGCTTCAAATTCTTCACCGCTAAAGTCACTGATCTGTTCGCCATGGCTTTCAAGCAAAAGCTCACGCGCAGTTTTTATCGCATCTAGTTCTTTGCTTGGATCAACCCAGCTCCATGTTCTTGCCTGCCATCTTGGGTTTGTATACCGCTCAGGCCGTACCCAGTAATCCTTGAATGTATCAATAGGTAGCACCCCAGAAATCATTGCTGCATCCAGCCACTCCTCGTATACCCTTTGGTGAAATTGCTGAATAATCATGCTTTGGATTACCCGCCAATGGTCGCGGTCCTCTAGCACAGATAGCCGTGAGCTGGAATAATTTGATTGGCTAAAATCCCTGCTCAATGTTTCATAGCTGCACCCCATTCCAGCCGCAAATCTACGCAATAAATTACGCACTACATTGTCATACTGGCCGTCATCAGCGCCAAAATCAGGCGGGATTGCATTCTCGCCTGGACCTAGGTAATTCCATGAGCCTGGCTCTGTATTAAGCAATCTTTGATCATTAACCACCTCATCGCCCGACAGCTCGCCTTCTGGCGTTTGAATCCAGCCAAGGCTGCTGGCCTGCACACGTTTTTTAGTCCAATGCGCTTTTTCGTATTCAGCTAGTGCATTAGCCGTCAGAGCTACAGTCGAAAACCAAGGCACACCTCTTGTTTGACCGACACGATCAGGCAAAAAGATCAAAATAATATCCTTGGCATCCAAAAAAATGTGACGCTGAGCTTCGCTTTGTTGGGCTCCAAGCTCGCTATCGCCAGGATGCCTTGTTAAAATCGCATATCGTGTTGGCCTATTCCATTCGTTTAGCTCAACACCAAGCCGCCACCTATGGCCAGGTCTATCGCTGATGCCAGAATACATCTCATCCAATTGGTCTGATTCAATTATTTCTAGTGCCAATGGTGTTTTACCATTGCCAAATGGTTGACGTACCAACCTAATGACGCCTTCGCCTGATTCCGGCAGTGCCCCAGCTATCATCTGCTCAAATCCATGGAAGCTCAGCCTTCCGGCTACATCACATGTATCAGCCCTGCACCACAATGAAAAAGTTTCTTCAAGTATCTTGTTTCGTCTAGCGTCAAGCTGCAGGCCATCAGCCTTTTTTGCGCTTGCGCGTAGTTGCACCCCACGCGGGCCAATTACATTTGTCTGTATTGTACGTTTTGCTTGCTTAGCGTAAGGATTATCCCGGCATAATTTCCTAGAGCGATTGCGTAATAACCTTAAACTTTCTCTGATTTCGGAATCAGCCGAACCAAACCCACCCCAGAAATCTGTATCAAGCCTGCTAAACCTAGCAGCCTCAAATAACCGGCGCCCCCGTGGCCCTGGACCTGCACTCCATAGGCGCATAAATGCATTCATCGCAGATGTACGCAATCCCATTACTTCCACCTCACAAAAAGTTTGCGGGGATCGCCAAATCCATTGGCAATCGAATCAGCTCGTTTTTTTGCTAGAACAGCTGATTTCAATCGATCACGCCATTTAATTAACTCAGCCAAATCAGCACGTTTTACCATGCGCCCGCCGCTTGCCGTTCCAATGCGGTATTCTTGCGCCCCTGAAGTAAGAGTCCTAATCGCAGTTTCTACATTCTCCAGATCAATCTCTTCTTGACTTCTTAGATCGACCGCGCCTGGCGAACCAGAATATGCAAGGCTTTTAGCAACGACAAAACTACCTGTTCTTACCGTAGCTGGCTGATTACTTACTGTTGCCCTCGCCTGATAAACCCAGTTCCCAAGCGCAAAATTTATGCTAGTAGCGCTAGCTAACGTAAAAATCCAGCCATTTGTTCCAGAACTGGTCCCGCTTACTGTTGCTCCGCTGGCGTAATTGGTGCGCAGGTAATAAACCAAGGCACTAGCGTTGCTGTCGTAGTACGGATCGGTCCACGTAACCGTATCCCCCGCGTAAATAGTTGCTGGCAACGTCATGCGATTATGCTGAATGACCGCTGGCGCCGCGGCTCATGCTCTACTGATGCTAGGCAGCCTAGTTTTACTGGCCCAGCACATTAAAAGATCGCCTCACGCTTTGCTTATCTTGTATTACCTCTCCTGTAGTTAGCTGCGTTTCAATGGTGGCTTCCATTTGATCAAAAAACGTTTTGCGGTTATACCTCATGAAAACATGGTGCAAACTCGCATAGGCATACACTGCACAGTCCAGCGTCTCAGCCCTAGCTCCAGCCTTTCTTACCCATCGCCGCTTGGGCGTGCCATGTTGGTAATACAATGATTGCCGCTCTGATACAAGCTGATCAAAATATTCTTGGTCTACATCCGCCGGGAAATGCAAGCATCCTGGCCCTGGCGTAGTGCTATAGCGCAATCGGCCCATAATCCTTGTCTTAATGCCATCGGTGCCGACTATATACATCATTGCTGATTTCTTCAGCGCTTTGCCTTTGGTGCTAAATTCAACCCTTGTACCACGGCCAATGGCTGGCTTGCCCGCTGTGCCAACACCTTTCGTGGCAATTACGTGCTCAGCTTTTCTTGAATTTGCGTAGTCATATACATAGCTACTATGATCGCCATCGCCAGAGTCAACAGCCATTCCCATAATTTTTAAAGTTACGCCGTCTGCCCTCTTGTATTCATCATGCAAATATTCGTCCAGCTGACTCCATGCTGCGCTGCTGTTATACCTTTCGTGAATACGTTCATGCAATATTAACCACCCCTCCGGTTCAGGCCCAGCTGATTCGCTTTTTGATCCACGCCCCCATCCCCAAATGCTTATTTCAAGTCGATCATCCTGACAGTCAACACCAGCTGTCAAGCACAACACACCTTCAGGTATCTCGCCACTTTTATAGGCATCCCTTCTGCCTAGCAAGCCTTCTGTTGTAATCCTGGACCCAGCATCATCTTTCCATGCTTCGCCTCGCCATGTATTTACAAATGTTTGATACTGCAGCGGATCTTCTTTTGTTTTTTCATACTCATGGATAAGATGCGCCCATGTTGCATTTGCTTGATATGAATATGCCGCCCAAATATGATAACTTCTATGCTCACGGCCATCAGGCGCTACATTGGCGGGAGCCATTGGTTTCCATATTCCATTTTCATCCATCCACCGTTTTTCCCTGTGCTCAATTGGCTTTTCGCATTCTTCACAGACGTAAACTGCTGTCTCTGGCTTGTTGGTTTCCCACCAAAATCCACCTGGCTTATTCGTGTTACGCCAGACCAAGTACTGCATATGGCCGCAATGGGGGCAAGGCAAAAATCTACGCCGTTGGTCACCCTGCTTAAAACTTTTTTCTATCCTGCTAAAATCTTCAATTGTTGGTGTGCTGCCATCGGCAAAGGTTCTGTCCCAGTAATCAATTGTTCTATTAATTAGCAATTGAATTTGGTCGCCATCATTGCCAGCGCCCATCACCGGATAGCCGTCAGTCTCATCCGCCCTGGCCACTTTGTAGGTAGTTCGACGCAAGCCATTTGGGCTGTTGCCGCCAATAAAACTAAGTGAGCCGCCTTTTACATATTTTTCCAAAATACTATTAGACCCATCCCGAAACTTACCGCCTGCAAACAGCTCGCTTATCGCAGGCACATTTTCTATTATTTTGTTAAACGTATCTCGGCTGTATTTTTCCGCATCGCCAATAGTAGGTTGCATTGTTGTTGAATCGCATGGGTCCCAATGCAAACAAAAGCATTCGTCAATATTTAGCATTGTTGTCCACCCAATCCTTGCGGATTTCATCACTGATTGGCGCCACACTTGACGGTTGCCAAAATTATCTAAAATTTCTTTTTGGTATGGCCGCGTTTTCCATCTACCTATACTGCCACCTTTGAGTACATAAAAATACCGATCCGCCCATTCGCTTCTTGTTAGTTTTGGCGCTGGCCTCAGCAAATGAGCGCAATTTACCAATAATTCTGCTGGATCTTTTAGTGCCATTACTCAGCGATCTCCATTGATGCCTTCTCAAGCGCTTCACGGCAAAGCGCCTCTACCAAATCAATTACATCCAGCGGTAGCTCAGGCCTATCTGCTTTCAGCCGGCTACCAATACCCATAACACCACGATTTATCGCCCCCATTGCCCTTTCCCATGCAGGCGCCACTTTCTCGACTTCCATATATTTGCCTTCAGTCGCTAACCTTTCGACCTGCAATTTTCGTGCTCGCTCTAGCTCGGCCCATGCTTTTGCTTGGTTGATATTATATGTGCCATCATCCAGCAGAATCCCAGGCGGCAGCAGATCAGTTGAATCTGGCATGTGGACGCTTGCTCCACGCTGCTGCGGCTGCATTACACGTTCGCTCTGCCTTTGCGGAGCTGACGGCGAATCCTCTGTTTGGTATTCATTCACTGCAGCTAGAAACTCAGCCACAAGCGTTTCGCTATTTACCCTAATTGGGTTAATTGAAACCAAGCTAATTGGCAGCCGCCCTCTCCGGCAGTGTTTTTCTAGGTTTTGACGCGAACAACTGCGGCCAGTTTCATCAGTTATTAGCTTTGCGCCCTTTGTTGGATTGATTAAGGCCATACGCATTCAAGCTGCAACCATCCTAGTGAGCGGTTGCAATTGAGTTGCAACAGTGACAGTCACGCGGCAATTACTTTCAAATTGCCTGTTTTTGCGCTCTTTTTGATGATTTTTAGATTTAGGCCAAATAGGCCTATTTAAGTGCTTTTTTCATTGCCAATAGGGCTAATTACATGCTAGAATACACCCTTTTGGTGAAATTGTGAGTAGCTGAATGATGGGGTTCGAATCCCTCCGCGGGCCGGAGTGTCACAAAGGACCCGCGATTTAGCACCATAAACCTTACCCTTGCGAGTCCCTAAGTATTCAAGGCCGCCCAAATCTGCCGGGGCGCTTGTATGTATTAGCCGGCATGATTTAATGTCCGATTGTTTGCCTGTTTGGTTTGATCGATTGCAGGCCTTTAAGCCTGGCCCTTGCCTGTCCTTGATTTTTTGGGTTGGTTAATGTGCGCTTTTGTTTGGCATTAAAAAGCCGGCCACTTGGGCCGGCGGTTGGTTGGTTGTGGTTGGTTGGCTGCGGTTGTCAGCTCGCCGCATCTAGCAGTAGCCGCAAGGCGAGGGCTAGCCGGTGCGCTTCGCTGGTGGCGGTTTCGGTGTCGTTGTCTGAGGTTACGGCCGTCACCCTGGCGGCAAGGGTGGCAAAATGCTCACCGCTGGGCTGGCCGTCGCTGATTATGGCGAGGGTTTGTAGCAGGACTAAACCGGCGTTGCGGGTTTCCCTGGTCAGCTCTGCGATTTTAGACTCTGGTGTTGGCGTTGGAATCGCTGAGGGCGCGGCTAGCATTCTTGCCAGCTGTTGCCGTGTTGATTCGGTGCTGGATCGCTCCGGCTTGGGCGTTGGGCCTTGGTACTTGACGGCAACAGGGGCGGCCGTTATGGGGGCTGGTTGAGGTTTGCGGTTGATTGTTTGCAGCTGTTGTATTAGTTGATCGGCTGGGCTGCCGTTAAATTCGGGATGCTCGCAAGATTGGTAGTTGTACTCTGCCATTGTTTGGCATAGTGCGTTGGGGTCCTGGTGGTTGCGTTGAGGCGTCTCGGCTAGAGCTGCAGCCGCTAGGCGACAATGCTCGGCAATCTGGTCTGGGTAGCGGTGGTTTAATGATCTGAGGTTCTCGGTCACCAGTTGCCGGTAGGAGGTGGCATAATCCGCCAGATTGGCGGACTCGGCGGCCGTAGCGATGGCGTGGAAAATTTTGGAATCGCAGAAATAAGCTGACATGGCGTGAGTTGCTGTGGTGGGTTAAACGCAGACAATGGTTAGGGTCTCAGCCCTTCGGGCTTTAATTCTTCAAACATGAGTCAGCTCCCGGCTAATGGTTGGAAGTTGGGCCAGCTCGCGGGCTCTGAATGCTGCCAGTTCGCGGGCATCGCGTTCTTTTTCGCGTTGGCGTCCTATGCGTTCGGCCAGGCGATCGCTTGCATGGCGTGCCTGTGCAGGCATGAGGAGGTATTCAAGGCGTTGTTTCGTGTCGCGATAGTGGCTGGAAAATTGAAGCGGCGTGCCTTCGTTTCCGGTTTCTACCTCTATCTGTGGGTTTGCTTTTTCTCCCAGCTTGGCCGCCACTTTGGCGATACTTTCTAGGTAGTTGGCGTTTAGATTGATTGGCGCCATAGGGTCACATTCAAATTCTGTAGGCCATACCTGGTCGACGTTGGGAAATTGTTCTAGGTTGTTAGCGTTGGACCATTGGCGGATCTCAACGGTGGCGCCGGCGTGGTTGATTATGTGGGCTGTTCCGTCAAGTTTCAGGTGGGCCCAGTCTGCGGTCAGTAGTTTGCCAGGCTTTATCCAGTCGGCAGCTGGTAGTAGGAGGTGCTGATCAGGCACTGGCCAGTAGGCCATATCATCCCCGGATCCGCAGGTGTCAAGCGTTGCTCTGAATGCGCGGTGACCGTCAACGGACCGGATTTTTACATTCCACTGGCAGCGTTCTATTTGAATTTTGTTTATTGCTGGCCGTGATAGGTCAGCGCTGGCGAACTGAGCGGCGGCCCATAGGATCGGGGCCGGCAGGATCGCCACGGTTTCAGCTGTGACAATGTGAGAGCAGTTGGATTGCATGGTTTCAGGTGCGATGTGGGTTTAGTGGTTTAGCCGTGACTGGACATATCGGGAAATTGATAGGTCGGCACGTATGGGGGATCTGTGCTGATTTCAAGCCTGGGCAAGGGTTCGTTGCACCAGTCGTTACATTCGGATTTCATCCGATGCACCGCGGCGACGGCTTGCGCTTTGGTGTCGCATCGCCGGACATAATCCGACTGCCCCATTTCATGGGCGTAGATATAAAAGGCCATGGATTCAGGCCCTGGTCGCCGTTAGCGCAAGCGCGTGCGCTTTGTTTAGCGTTGCCGCTGCTGGGCCCCAGTAAAGGGACTCAAGCCTTAGCCGTGCCGCTTCTGCTGGGTCCTTTGTGCGGCCGGCGTCATGGGTCAAGTATTCGGTCACCGATTGATAGGCGCCCCAGAAGGTGCCGAGGAATCCCGGAATATCTGAGCCGATCGCCTGGCCATGAAATTTGCTCTGCAGCTGCAGCCACTGCGGCAGGTCTGCCAGGGCTTTAGGTCTAGCGGTGCGGTTGTCACCGCGGACGGCGTTAACGGTGCCGGTCAATTGATCGGCAAACACTGCCGCCACATAATCGCGGAACTGCTCGTTGCTGCAGGGCTGGCTAGCCATTGCCGCCAGCTCGGGCAGGCCCCCTAGGAAATGCTGGCGTTGAATATCTATCAGCTGCGGGATGTGGCGAATCAAATCGTTGGCATTGCGTGTGTGGCGCACCTTCACGCGTTGGTTTGATGCGCCACGTTCGGCAATACCCAGGGCAGCGCTGAGGGTGTTTTGACAGACCACGCGGACAGGACTGAAGATTGCCTGAAATGCCACTGTGCCGTCGTGGCTGGTCACTCCTACCAGATATTGCCGGATCGCATCGCCGGGGATTGGCTCAGCTGTGGCGTTGTTGATCTCAGCAGTAAACGTGACCCGACGGCCGCCGGCCAGCACCGTCACGGCATCAATGGTGGCCTGGCCGCTGATCGCCTCGGCAATACGTATCAGTTGTTCGTTCTGGACAATCTGATAGCTGTCAGATTGCATAGAAAGGTGAGCGCCAGTGTCGCCGCGGACGATCTGCTGGCAGCCAGGGATCGGCTGCATGTTTACGTCATAGGCGGGGCGGCCGATAGCCTGCCAATCGGCATTAGCAAGGCCGAAAGCCTCGCGGGGGGTGACGGTGCCATCAATGACGGTGCCGAGACCGTGCCAAGCTGCGCGGCCGCGTGTGAAACAGCCACTAGAAAACTGATGAGACATGATTAAGGTCCTTTGTTGTTTTAGTTTGGGATTAGCTAAGGATCATCCAAGCAAGTGCACTAGGTGGCGCGCTGCTAGCTGGGCGGGCGTCAAGCTGCCGGCGCAGTATTCAAAGTCTGCGGGGGAGTCTTCCTGCAGACGCTCAAGGCCTTGCGTCAAGTCTTTGAACGCGTTGGCTAGGTCTAGGTCGTTGCCGATGGCGATGGCTTCAACTAAGGGCCAGTGGCTATGCTGCACCCGAAGGAGGATCCCCTCGGGCAGACAGGCCGGGCGGGTCAAGGCGGTAGCGGTTGTCATTTGGTTGTTTGTTATGTGGACAGCCTGCGCGATGCGCTGGGCATGAACTGACTATATACGACCGCGACCGCGAACGGCGGGGGCCTGCGGATATTCATAAAGCCTTAACAATTGCCACCTGACACCTGGCAGCGGCAGCGGCGGCGGCAGCGGCAGACACCTGACACCTGGCACCTGGCGGCAGTAGTACGGATGCGCTAATGTACTAGCGGCGCTAGTACGTGCACCCTAGCGGCCAATTAAGACTAGATATAAACCAGCGCTATCTATTTGTTGCTAGCGCAGTCTATCTTTGCGTTAATAGTATTAAAGAGCACTGTTTTTTAGTAATAGCCGAATCTCGGCAATAGCGCGTCTATTGAATCTTGTTTATCGCTAATTAGATTCAATCAGTGCTTAGCATTTGAAATAGCGAAAACAGTTGTTATTACTTACTGTTAGAACAGTATCGTTATAGGGTTTTGATGATATGAGGAGATGGGTAACTCCAAGCCTTGAAACCAACGAGTTGGCTTAAATTTAGGCTTGCTACGATTTAATGTTAGCACAACATTTTGCCTCCACAATTTAATAAACCGGCCTATCTGTGTGTCAAAAAACACCCTTAAAACCGCCCCCCTGCAAGTCCTTAAATTTTTCCAGGCAAACCAGTTGACTTAATGCCGGCCTCCAGCAAATGCGCCACTAAATTGCTGAGCGATCTGCCTTCAATATCTGCCCTATCCCGAAGCTGGCAATGCAGCGCCCATGGCAACTTGGCAGTGATCCGTTGCGGGCTGTGCCGGTGCCTTGACGCTCCACCGGCTGGCCTGATAAGCCAGTACCAGCAGTGAAGATTAACAAGCCAGGGCGGCGCCCAGCTATTGGCGGTGCTGGTTATCTCGTAGCGCCCGGTGGCGTCGCGCCGCATGGAGCCCCTGGGGCGAACCTTGAATACCGTTGGAACTTATTCAAGGGAAAGGGCTTTCCTTTGAATAAGGCCGGCCTGGTGTTGGCCCTGGCGGGCGCATAAGCGGCTGTCTCGCCGGCCCACCCAAAACCTATACCGACTGCAGCGGCAATCCCCGCACATGCAGCACTACTGGCAAGCGGTCAAATAATTTGAGCCAGCAGCGCGGTCAAGCTTGATTCATAAATATTCTCCGCATGGGCTCCCGTTAGCCCCTCGTAGTCGTATTTAATGCGTACTTCTGGTGTTTTGCCCACAATCGCGAACAAACGGCTTGGCTTGCCGCCAACACGCATATAAATACCTGGTGGCAATCCGCGCCGCTGCTCTGCGGCGTGTTGCCTGGTAATCACAAAATACTTTGATTGATTTGGCGGTCGCTTTGCATCGCTGTACTTCTGGGTGCTATAGCTATTTGTATGCAATGCCTTAATGCCCCATAGTGTTTGAACGTATTGACCGGTGCTCATCCTTCCGCCAGGGCCGCGTTTAACTGCATCTGCCTTGTGCATTGGGATCGCATATTCATTGCCAGCCAAAAAGCCAGTCCTGGAAAGAACGTTCTGGAACCTAGTCCTATAAACTGGCCCGCCGACAGTCTGCGGGTACAAATACCTTGATGGTGACTGGCCTTTGGGCGAATCATCAATTAACTCAAAATATGTACGCAGCGGATAATCTGCCTTATTGGATGGCCGATAAAATGACCCAGGCTTACCAGGCGCTAAATTATTTCCCATCCGTGGCACACCATAAATAGGTGATCGCAACGTCAGCGATACCTTATGGCTAAACACCTGCTCCATTTCTTGCTGGTGTAATAGCCGCAACTCGGAGCCAAGGGTGTTAAGGCTTCTGCTGATTACATACGGCAATTGCGACCGCTGAAAAACAGTAATGCTTTCCTTTATTTCATCAATTTCTTTTAGAGCAAAGCGGTAGGTGCTCATAACAGAAAAAAGACCCCCGAGGGGCGCCCGTTGCTGGCCGCCTCAGGGGAGTCCACATAACTCAACCAGTGTAACGCATCAATGTCCCGCATACGAGCGGCCAGTTCAAGCGCTGTCCCATGCCATAGCCCAGTCATTAGCCCATTACTGCGACCTGACACCTGATAGAGCGCCTCCATCAACTCAGATCGCCGCTGCTGCAGTACCCAGTCCGGTGTCGTCATCTTTAAAGGCTAGGCCTAAATGCCTGGCCACCTTTTGGTGCAGCTCACGGATTGTGCCGTCGTTGTTGAGCACCAAATCAAATGCCACATTACGCAAACCGGACTCTGACGCATGGCCTGATATGTCTGATACACCAGGGCGATGAATGCACCAGATCTCGCCGCCGAGCCTTCTGATGGCAGCGGCTTCATTAGGAAACCGTAGATCATCGGTTATGACGGCACCGTTGATTGACTGCTCCCAGATCTGAACCCATACATCAGGATGGATGCAGGTGCGGCCCCATTCGGTGCCTAGTGTCCGCAGCAGATGGCGGCCTGTGGTCGGATAGGGCAGCTGCGGAATATCTAATTCCTTGCCAACTGGATCGCTTAGGTAATACTGCGCATCGGCATAGGTGCAGCCGGCCTCAAACAGGAATGTTGTGAGCATCCGGCGCATGGGCGCAGCAAACGGCATACGCTCAAATTCGCGTAGATCCTGCAGGATGAAGTTTGCCACTGTGGTTTTGCCGCAGCCGGGTGCTGGCGACCACAACGCGATCGGGTTCGGGTAATTCATTTGTCTAGCTTGATTGGCCTACGGGATAGATGGATTTGCGGCAGCCGCCACGTTTCACCGTTGGGTGCGGTAACGATGTAATGAGGGCAACCCTCAAAATCAATTCGATCTGTCACTAAAACCGTGGAGCTAGGCGCCTTGTCCCATTTGGAATCCAGGCCTAGGTGCGAGCGGACGTAAAGCTTTTCGCCGGCATTAAACGTGGTTGATTTCATTGGTTTTTCCAGTGGGTCATTTCAGCAAATAAACCGCGCAGCTGGATTGCAGCCTCGGAATTGACAGGTAATTGCTCTAACCGCGCCGCGATTTGGCGTTCCAGTGTTGGGTGCCATGCAACCGTTTTGGCGGCAGTGTGGATGGTGACGGCTAGGCGCTCACGTGGGGTGGTGGTCATTGCTCCGCCACCAATACAGATCGGGCGATGTCGTGCTGGATTTGGAAATAAGCAGCAGTGAGCGTGGGCCCAGAAACTGCCCAGGCGGCACCTAGGCCGACCAGGAAGCCGATCCAATACTCGATGTAGAGAATTGGTGCCTGCTGCCGCCTAGAGCGCCTTTGAGCCCGTCTGCGGTCGAGTGAGTTCATGGTTTGAACCGTGAAGGGTAAAAGACCTGCCGGACCTTGCGGCCATCCCATGGGTAGCCGTCTGCGGCGAGAACCAAAAGGCAGGCGCCGGTGTAGGTCTGCGCCATGTTTGCACAAGCAAACGTACTTGTCCACGGTCGGGACCACGATCAAACGCTTTTGCCAATTTTCAAACGCCTTCAAACGCTTAAGCGTTTGACAGAGATCCCAGCCATGGCAAGCGATTTCGCGCTTTCAAACGTTTCAAACGCTTTTAAAGATATATATATATAGAAACAAGTTTTTATGTGTCTTATTCTTAGACTAAGACTAGACTTAGACGTAGAGACATATGCATTTGTTTTTCTATATATATCTGTCTCCACAGGCGTTTGGCGTTTGATTTCCCCAAACGCCAGTCATACCAGTCGATCCTGTCAAACGGTAGGCGTTTGAAGGCGTTTGACAGCTGTCAAAGCGTTTGAAGTGGCACTGCAATCGCCCGGTGCTGACCAACCCCGCGGAAGTAATGCGAGCCTGCAGCCGTCGCACCGTTCAAGCGCCTAAGAACTGTGGGATAGCTGTGTTGCCAAGCGGTTTCAGCTAATAACTTGGTTAGTGCCTTTGAGTTATTGGCGACCAAAAGCAGGCCATCTTTTACCTGCAAGCCATGGCGGCCTAGGTGTGACGCAGCAATTTCCGTGCTGATCGGTTCAAACGGTTTGGCGCTAGGCGTTTGAACCATTTGGATTAATTCCAGCAGTGTTCGTGTGATGGCGCGGTCATCGGTTTCAACCCTGATGGGCTGCTGAAGGATTGTGTCAAGGCAGCGGCGCTCATCTGGGATCTCAGTGGCCTGCTGGTATTCGGACCAATCAATAAGGCCTATAAGATCATGGGCCACCGCGTCGGTTGGGACAGAATCGGACTGCAGGGACCAGGCACCGGCCATGAGGGTGCCATATTGATCGCCCAACGCTTGGGAATCAAATTTTCTGGCTGCAACGGCGGTGAATAATGCGATTGTTTGGCGAATTATTGGGATCATTGAGACAGTTCTTGCGATCAAACGCCTGCCAATTTCGGGCGTGATCAAACGGTCTAGCGATTTATCTAGTTCTTCCCATTGGCTTTGGGCATCAGGCAGGGCCTTTGCTGCAGCGGTTTGGAGAGTTAGCTGAGCAAACCTGCGCCTGTCTGCGCCTTGCTTTAGAGATGTAGAAATCGACGAAAACATAAACATGGACCGCGCCCTAAAGCGTGCGGTTTCACCGCTGCTAGAGCCTTTGATAATGGAGGCAGATGATTCTGATGATGAGACGCGAGCAAGGGACAGGATTGATTGGATGCGGGCTTGGTCTGATTTTTCGTTTGATTCGGCCTCGTCTAGCACTACGGGCAATGCATCTGAGCGCAGCTGCTGGCGGATGCCGGCTTCTGTTGAGTTACCGACGAATACCTGGGCGAAATCAGCGAGCAATGGCCCAACAAAGCGATCAAGGATTGTGGATTTACCAGCGCCTGCTGGTGCGGTGAGCCATACGTGAGGGCGCCATTTGAGCGCACCTGAGATTGGAGCTAAGGCAATCCAGCCAGCGAGCAACTGAGCCGATGGCTCCTGCTCCCATAGAAACATGGTGGCAACGTTAAGGATGGCAAGGCCTTCCTCTGCGGTTAGAGGTGTGATGGCATCAAAACCATGGAGTGCCTCTCCGCGTTGATAGTGGTAATCGGAGCCAAAGCCATGAAGCGCATGTTTGGTGTTGTCCACCAGGATGCGATTACCGAGGTGGATGATGCAACGGTTTTTATCCCACCATGCGCCACGACCACGCAAGCGCTCGGGGGAGTACATGCCAATACGTGCTTGCTTTTCAAATAGATCTGATGCAGCTGCGGCCCAATCAACCGAACGGCGTGATGCGTATACCTGTTGCCAATACGAGAGTGGCGCAAGGGCGGTGAGGTTGGTGCCGGTATGAGCTGAACGCAGCAATGGCGTCACCTGTGCGGTTGAGTGCGGCTGGTAGTAGTAGGTGCCATGGCTAAAACCCAACAGCTCAAAGGGTGGTGGCGGTGGTGGTGGCTGAGCGGACGCTGCTGATGGAGGGGTGCCTGGCGGTGGTGGCTGTGATGACGTTGGCGCCAATACCTCCGAGGTATTGGCTTCTATGTAAATAACAGCCTCTTCTAGGGACCAGGATGCGTCAGCAATATCCCAAGCGGTTGGCGCATCTGGCGGATTAGAGGCCAGTTTGATTGATGCCGCTGGTAAGGCCTGAAGGATTAAGGCGATAGCAGCCATTGCTGCGTTGCCGGCATCGTCGTTATCGGGCCATAGAACGACGTCCCTATTGGCGAGTGGCTTCCAATCGGCCTTTGATATGGCCTTGGAGCCATTGGGCCAGGTTGTGACGACATATGCAGGAAGCAAGCGCTGGGCAGCGTCTGCTGTTTTTTCGCCTTCGACTACCAGCACGACAGCATTTGGCCGTGCTTTTAGACGTTCAAGATATAGGAGCGGCCTAGGCGCTGGCGGTGCTTTCCATATCCAATTAATGCCATCCCATGAAAGTGGCCTGAACTTTTTACCAGGAAAACGGCAAACGTAATAGGTATCGCTGTATTGCCAATAAGAATCGGCTCGACTTAGTGGTGGTGCTAAGCGCAGGCTGGCTTGCGGTGTTCTTGCAATACCAAGAAAATCGTCAGTTGCACGGGCCGCTTCTGGATAACTCCAGCCTTTGATACGCATGAGTAGGTCCATGCCGGAACCGCCGCCACCGCGTTGATCCTTGCCGCCGCATTGATTGCAAAACCAGGAGCCGGTGCCGTTTAGATCATCAAATCGATAGCGGTCGGTGCCACCACAAAGAGGGCAAGGGCCGTGCTTTGGGGATAGCTGAGAAGATGAAAGACCTGCGAGTGCCGCGAGGAGATCTGGCCAACGGCCATCGGCGGGCGAAACGCTCATGCACGATCTTGCTGGCGCTTATCGGATTCCATGGCCTGCTGAATCAGTCTGCGGAGGAAGGTGGTGCGGTTTTCGATGCCGGTCACCTTTTCGTCAATCCATGAGACCTGCTGCTGCGGCAGGTTTATGACCACGCGGTTCAATCGGAATGGTGCGCGACTGCCCCCAGATGCTATCGGTTGTTGCCTGGGGTTGCAACCGCGTGCAAACGAGCTTATGGTCGTTGGGCCGCCAGCGCCAACCTAATGCCTATAACCCTGCGCCCGTACCAGCAAAAAGCTGCGGATGAGCTAGCCAAAAAGCTGCAGCGTTATGGCGTGGTTTATTTAGCTGGTGAGGTTAGATGCGGCAAGACACTAACGGTATTGAGCTTGCTAGAGCCGTTGGGCATTAACAAGGCATTGCTGTTAACAAAGAAAAAAGCAATCGCTAGTATTGTGAGCGATGCCGAGGCAATTGGTGTTGATGGTAGGGTTACGGTAACTAATTTTGAACAGGCGCCTAAGTATGCGGGGCAAAACTTTGAATTGTTGATTGTAGATGAAGCGCATGGGGTTGGGGCATTTCCAAAGCCATCTAAAAGGTTCAAAGATATAAAGGCGATCAGCTATAGCCAGTTGATATTAATGAGTGGTACGCCAAGCCCTGAAAGCTATAGCCAGTTGTACCACCAGTTTGCGCTTGCTGGTGTTGATTCACCGTGGCGTGAATATAGCAATTTTTACGGTTGGGCCAGAGTTTATGTAACTGTTACGCAAAGGTATGTGGGCACTGGCCAGCTGGTGAATGATTATAACAAAGCCAAAGGCGAAGAAATTTTAAGAAAGATTGAACCTTTTACGGTACGAATGACGCAACAACAGGCTGGTTTTAAGGCTGTGATTGAAGAACAGGTGCATTTGGTAAAGATGAAGCGCCGCACTTACCGGCTGGCGCAAAGAGTTATGCGTGATGGGGTTATTGGAAGGCCTGACTGCAGAAGTGTGGTTGCGGATACTGGAGCAAAGGTAATGAGCAAATTAAGGCAGATTTGGAGCGGAAGCGTAATTACAGAGGCCCATGGCGCCGTGATATTTGATCAAAGCAAGGCTGAATATATAAAGCGTACATTCAAGGGTAAAACCGCAATTCTTTATACATTTCAGGCTGAAGGTATTATGCTACGACAGCTTTATGGAGCAGCTGCAACAGATAGCCCAGAGGTATTTAATGCAAATGCTGATGCTGTATTTATTGGCCAGGTGCTTGCGAGCAGGGAAGGCGTTAATTTAAGCAGCGCCGATGATTTAGTGTTTTTTGGTGTTGACTATTCGGCGTTGTCTTATTTGCAAGGCCGCGATAGGGCAAGTTATTTGGGCCGTGATCGCGCCAATCGCGTGCATTGGATTTTAGCTGATAAAGGTATTGAGCAGACTGTATTAGATACAGTACGGAGCAAGGAAGATTACACCGCGCAGCATTACCGGAAGGAGCGAAGCCGCTTATCAGCAGACGTTAATCAAGCGCTACGAGAAGGAGGGCTGGTATGTGGTGAAGTTAATCCAAACGAATCGCTCTGGTCTGCCCGATCTCTTATTGCTGCGGCCCAATGAAGTGCGGTGGGTTGAGGTGAAGGCAGCTAAGGGCCGGTTGAGCGCTGTGCAGGTTTATAGGCACCAAGAGCTACTCCAGCTGGGCTTTGCGGTCGAGGTAGAGCGCGATGGGGCCCCACCAGCGGCTTAGGTCGTCAGCTCCAGCGTGGCGGGGTCACGGGCGGTAGCAGCGGCGTTTGCCTCGATGCATCGCTGCCAGTGGTAGAGCACCGGCGATTTGGGCGCAGCTGACTTGCGGCGGTAATGGATACCAGGCTGCAGGAGGCCAGAGCGGCGCCACTTAGCAAGCGTCTCGTCTGAGACGCCAATGGCATCTACTGCTTGCCTGGTGATCAACCAATCGGGAGGCGATTGGGTCATGCGCGTGGTTCCAACCGTGGACAAGTAAGAGTATAAACCGCGGACAGCCAAAGGCGCAACAGTTTTGGCAAAAGTTGCCGAGCTTGGTTTTTGAGCAGTTTTGAGCAGCTTTTGAGCAGCTCTTGACTGGCCAATCCCTGAGAAGTCAGTCGGGGCGACAGGATTCGAACCTGCGACCTAGTGCTCCCAAAGCTAGGAACGACCCCAGGCGGCGACTTGGTTTTTAGGTGTAGCAAAGGGTTTTGGGGAACGGTTGGGAACGCTTTGGCACCTTTTTGGGCTATTTTGAGCAGGTTTTGAGCAGGATCCCATGCCAGCGGCAAAGAAAATGGCCCCATGGGAGGAGGTGCTACGCAGCCAAGCGCGGGCATTATGCAAGGGCTGGACTGTCCGCGAATCCGACCACCGGGTGCGAATTGTCGTGAGGCCAGAAGGCCGTCTCACTGAGTCCATAACGCTTGATTTCCCGTGGCGAGAGGATGCCGCGCCGGACGCATACGTGCGGATACGCAACATCTACCAGCGATGGTCAACTGGGCTGAGCCTACGAGAATCGGTTGGAATTGCTTCAATATCAGCGCCAACTGCACGGCTGGACTGGGACGGCGCTGCGGCCAGGTTCAAGATTCAGAAAATGAATCACGGTGCAGCCATTAAGCAGGTCACCTGGGATATGAGCTACAGCGACACCGTGGCAATGGCAGTGGGCTTGATGACCGGCAAAAAGCCTCCGGCTAACTCCGCTGACCTTATGGATCTATGCATTAGTGATTGGGCGCCAGGGACACGCAAGCGGCAAATGCGTGCGCAGGCGTTAGCCCAGTTTTTAAAGCATTGCGTTAGGCGCGAGCAATTTCCAAACGACTGGAGGGCGCCAGAGGATTTGGCTTCTCATGTTGGCCAGAAAGTGGCGATGCATCAAAAGGGCTCACCGATTACTGATGATCAAATCTTGGAGTTGCTTGAGGGGCTGCCAACCAACGATGCCGGGAAACGATGGAGCGATGCGTTGATGCTGATGACGGAGCTGGGGCTTAGGCCCATTGAGCTGCTGCATATATCAGTAAGGCTTGATCCGATGACAGGCGACAGGTATTGGTGGTGCGCGTATGAAAAGCGAAGTGGTGGCGGCTCGACTGAGCCGAGGCGCGTTTACCCGCTGGCACCAATGGACACTAACGGCGAGCCTGTGCAATGGGGCTTAATGCGCCGGTGGCGTGGCGGCCAGATCGAGCTGCCACCACTGGAAAGCGGCAATGGTTGCGGCGATGGCTTGAAGACTTATTTGATGCGCCAGAAAGCATGGCAGCAGCTGAGGGCCGAGCTGGCCCAAGCTGGCGAGCGGCTGGTGCCGTACTCACTTCGGCATAGCTACAGCCTTAGGGGCCACCGCCTTGGGATTGACGCGGGGAGCATGGCGCGGTCTATGGGGCATAGCTATGAGGTGCATTGCCGCAGCTACCCATGGGCGAGCGAGGCAAATACAGCCGCTGCATTTGCAAAAGTACGCAAGGCCGAATAAATGCAGCAATTTTGCAGAGGCTTTCTGCATAATCCCCGCCGCAGATTTGCAGATATTGCATAATCCCCCCCCCCCCCCCCCCCCCCC